ATTCCCGACTCCATATTTGAAATCCTTTATCCAACAACAGATGCCAATAACGCCCCAATCCTCATCATATCCACACCTCTATTTTGTTCGGGGGAGTTTTATAATGTCTATATGAGGGGGTTAAACTTTGAAGACAGATACACCTCATACAACTGGTCACTCTACGATACATCAAAATACCTGTCAGCAGAGAAACTTGAACAATATAGGAACAACCTCTCACCATTAAAGTTCAAGAGTGAGTATCTGGGAGAGTTTATAAGCGAGGGCAGTTACATATTTGGTGATTTGTCCTATTGTGTTAAAGAATCCTCAGATAATGCGGTTTATGCTGGAATTGACTGGGGTGCTGGAAATGGAGGGGACTTTACGGTACTGACACTAATGAACGATAAGGGAGGCGTAACTGAAATATATGCCTGGAACAAGGAAACCCCCGTAGTTCAATTGGATAAGATTGCAGAGATTATAAACAGAAAGAAGATAAAGGTAACCTGTGTGGAAATGAACTCAATAGGTACAATCTACTATGATATGTTGAAGAAGAAGGTAACCTGCGAGATAAGGAAGTTCACCACCACTAATGAAACCAAGAGGGAGATAATTGAAAAACTGATTACGGCATTCCAGACAAATGAAATAGCGATACCCGACGATGAGGAACTATTAAGGGAGCTGCAGCATTATACCGTAGAGAAAACACAGAAAGGCTACACTTATAACGGTGCAGACGGGATACATGATGATTACGTCATATCCCTGGCCCTTGTTTATGACACCTACCTCAAAAAGAAGAATCAGAAGTTCACCTTTTCTTTTGCTTAATTGTGACCTATACATAAGATAAACACCATAACTAACTGATAATAAGAATAATAGATAAAAAGGAACAGTTCTAAAATGAAACAGAGTTGGAAAGACATAACTGTGGGGGATATGATGCAGATAAAGGAAATCGGTACCCTGCAATTAGCCACGGAAGATGAAAAAAATATGCGGGTTGCCGCTCTTCTTGCAGGGATTGACTTTGATGAGATAATGCAGCACACACCATTATCCCAAGTAAGAAAATATATGGATAACGCTTCATTCCTCATAGACAGCAAGCCACAGCCCATAAAGGCAAGAAAGACCTATGAGATAAACGGGAGAACCTATAAGATGCTGAGAAATGAAATGGACCTTACGGTAGCCCAATACATAGATTTTCAGTCAGTAGAGAAGGAAGGTTTTGATAAGATGCCCGGAGAACTATTGGCTATTATGATGGTTCCTGAAGGCCATAAATATAATGATGGATATGACAGGGAACAGGTGATTGAAGATATGTACGACCTTAATGTGGAGGAGGCACTTGGAATATGTGATTTTTTTACGAGGCGGTTCTTCAACTCACTCGGCTTGGTCATGACGATGCTGATTCTCAAAACCAGATGGGAGATAATGTGGACCAGAAACAAGGAAAAGAAACAGATGCTCAAGGAAATGCTGAACCTGTTGAAGAGCCTGCGGGAAAAAGAAAACTATATGTCTGGCTTGATTGCTTGAAGGCCGTGGCTGAACTTACCAACTATAACTTCTCTGAGATATATGAAATGCCAGCCCTTGAATTTTTCACTTATGTCAGGTATGTAAACTTTGACAGGAAGAGACAGGAAAGGGAAATAAAGAAAGCACAAAAAAGAAAACGCTAGACATACTTCCAAATATATCCCTTATGCTTTTTTCTTTTCCCTTTGCAACATAAACTTATTTTTTCATGAGAAACGTTTATATGAGAGTTTTGCCTTTCTGCTTCTTTCGCACTAGGATAATATGTGATAAAAACACCAGATAAATCATATTGGTTAACAGGCTTTGATTGGTCCGGGCGGTTGGTTAAACTTTGAGATAATTTAGTTTTAGTTGCGTCAGAGGGGGTCTTTCCTTTTCGTATATGACTAATAAGAATTTTAGTTAAAGGGTTACTCATATTTTCTTTTGGCGTTACCCATCTTAGATTACTTGGGTGATTATTAAGGGGGTCAGCATCTATATGGTCAATCTGGGCACCTTCAAAATACTCGTTCTGTACTAATTCCGGAAACGCAAGAGCAATCCATACAGCCGCTTGTTGACACACTTGCAAACCGTTTATATGTAAGGTCCAGCGTATTCTTCCGTCTTTTTTGTTTGGTGCGGATTTAAAAATTCTTGCCTTTCCTGTGTTGCGATAGTTTGTATTACGGCATTTTCCCTCTTTTGTTTCAATACTAACCTGATATTTACCACCACTACCCGGTATATTTCTCCATATTTCCAACATATTAAAACAAAGACTGGTTATCCCAGATTCTTTAATAAATATACAAAAAATAAACGAAAAAACCAAAACGTAAATGGCTGAATTAGAGATAGAATGGAAACGCCTAACTCAAGTTTTAAACGAGGCGGGGGACCACTTTATTGAATTAGCAAGAGAAAACCTGACCAGTAATAATTCAAATGCTTCTTACAACCTCTACAACTCTTTTGAAAAAATAATAGAAGTCGGGGAGGACTATTATTCTATTAAGATAAGTTTAGCAGATTACTGGAAATATACAAACTATGGTCGTGGTCCCGGTAAAATGCCCCCAATAGATGTTATAAAAAACTGGATAGAGGTAAAACATATTGAACCAACACCAGACCTAAACGGAAAAACCCCGTCTATTGACCAACTTTCATTTCTTATTGCTAGAAAAATAGGTAATGAAGGTACTGAGGGGGCAATTTTCTTTGAACCAGCGAAAGAGCAGACCATTAGGGACTTTGAACAGAGAATAGACCTTGCAATACAGGAAGACGTATCAGATTATATTTTGAAGATTACTGATGAATATATGAACAGGGCTTTCGGCAAATAGATAATATTAAAAAGGAAAGAAAAGCGATATGGTTACAGCACCTATTTATAAGGATACATATTATACAACAACCTCTAATACAGCAAATTATAAGATTATGCTGGACGGGGACATCATATTTAGCGGGAAAGCATACAGATACCCCAACAACAATAACCTAAGAATCAACATAAACAAGATATGCAGAAACTACCTTGAAAGTGACATAGCAGAGTTATTGGAAGCGGAGCCGGGTACAGTTGTTATGCTCACCCACTTCAACGCACAGAGAACCTTTAACTTATATGTTGAGGGCTCTTTTGTTGAGAGTTACAGGTTTTATAATGACTACTCTTATACAAACGACAAGCCCACTACCGGAAGTTCAATCGTGGTATCTGAGCCTGTAAACGGTCATTATGTTCCAGGGATGTACAAGCTGAGGACTTACAGGGATTCTACCTCAACAAACTCTTCTTGTTATACGAGGGCTGACATAGATATAGAGGGACCGGACTATGGTTATACAAAACAAGTAAAATGCACCCCTTATGTACTATACTATCTTAATTCTTATGGTGGCTGGGATTCCTTTGTGATTGAGGGAAAGGTCGTAAAGAAAGATGCATTTACAACCTACCAGACAGATAAAGCCTACGATAACAATACGCTTGAATTTGAGACCAATAAATACGTAAATGAGATAAAGACATCTTACGAACTTCATACAGGTTATTTGAGTGATGAGCAGGCGGCAAACCTATCCAAGAATCTAATTGGCTCCCTTAAAGTTTATCTGCACAATATAGACGAGGCGAGGATTGAGCCAGTACTTATAGATGACAAGAGCGTTACCTACCAGACCTACGAGAATAACGGAAGGAAGATGATATCCTATACGATAAATATAACTGAGAGCCAAAGTAAAATCCGAAAATAGTATGAAGTACGAAATTAGATTATATATAAACGGAAAGGAGATTGAGTTTAGTCAGGACCCGAAGATACTGCTGAATTTCAAGGAGACAGATTTTAGAAACCCCGTAACAGTATTCAACTCATTTTCAAAACAGATTACAGTAGAAGGTACAAACAGGAATAACGATATCTTCAATCATATATGGGAATTGACGAGGGTTCAGGAAGATATGCCGTTCAACCCGATTAAAAAGGTTGATTTTCAGTTATATGTGAATGATAAT